GCCTTTTTCACTATCCCATTTAGGTGTTTCACCTCTCGCAATAGATTCTAGATATTCAACAGGTTTTTTAGAATATACATCAGCCCAACCTAATTCATCATTCACCCAACTATCAGCAGTTGATTTATCTGTGTGAATTGGTGCTGGGTCATCATACATAATTGTTTGTATAACTGTGTATGTCGCACCTTTTGGTGTTTTGGCTTTGGTCATTTCAAGGATAATGTCTCTACCTTTTTCAGGGTCAGTTACATCACCTTTTGCACGGAAGATAGGAATTAGTTTGTCTAATATACCTTCGTTTTTGTAGTTGTGTTTAAATCTCCAAAATTTTACACCATCTTGCTCGTTGTCACGGTCAATTAATTTAACGATGTAAAATTTACGAGGTTTATATTGTTTGGCAAGTTCTTTGTCAGCCTCTTTACCAGTTGCCATTAGTTCTTCATGTACCTCAGAAAGTGGTGAACGTTCATTGTCGTTCTTTCCTGGGTCATAGAACTTTTGCCATTTACCATCAACTTGGATTTCGTGAAACCACACTTCTTTAAAAGGAGAAGTTCCATCGTTGGTTGGTAAAATTCTTAATCTTTTTTGTCCTTGTTTTTCATTGTCTTTCAATAGAGCTGCGAAGTATTTCTTCATTCTCTCATCTTGAGACATTTTGTTAGTGTTTGTACTTGATTTTTGTGATTGCTCGTACTGAGCCAAAATCGCATCTAAGGGATTTGTCGCCATGTTTTAAAAATTTTTTGATTAGAAAATATTATACACAATAATAAGTGTCAGCCGTGAGTTTGTCAAATGATAAATTAGTAAATTTTTTGGAATCCTGAATTATTAAATTTGTCTGGGTCTTCAATATCATCAAAATTTCTGAAACTTTTTTTAATTTCATTCGGAGAATAATTTTCAACCTCATCAGGAGTTAGGATATATTGTTCTTTTCCTGTTTCTTCAAATTCGTCTTCCTTTTCATCAAAGAATTGACTTAACTTTTGATTAAAAGGACCTGAATCTAAACTTCTTAATTGTAATTTTTCTTCAGGTGTTTTTACTCTATATTTTTCTATTTTTGTTTCAATAGAATTTAATTTGTCAATAATATTGTCCATACTAGATAATTTATTTTCTAAATCATTTAGTTGTTGAAACAAATTTTCAAAATAAGTTTCTTGTTTTTTTTCAACATTTTCTTGACCCTTAACTAAATCAGTTACCTTGATTTTTTTCTCTTTTTCTTTTTCCCCAACCTTTTCAACTTCAGGGTCTTGTTCAACATTAACAGGTTCAGGTGAAGGTGTTATTGGTGCCACACCACCAGCAGGTGGGGGTGGTGCTCCTAATCCTGGGTCTGCAGGTGGAGGTGGTGCTCCCAATCCAGGGTCTGCTGGTGGTGGGGGTGCTCCCAATCCAGGGTCTGCTGGTGGTGGGGGTGGTGGAACATCTTGTTCCATAATGTAATTATTAATGTCTTTGTATCTTCTTATTTCATTAAGTATTCTGATATCTACTTTCATTTTATTAACCATTTAAAAGTTGTTTTATTCCGTTAGTAGTTTCAACTTGGATTCTTTTGTGTGTCTTGAGTGTATTATCAACTCTTTCAATTAAACCATCTTTCATTCTAACAACATAACATTCACCAGTTTCTAAATCACATACTTGTTTAGAACCATCACCTAAGTCTTTTTCAGTTGTTTTGGTGTTTTTACCTAAATAGTTGTCTAATAATATTTTTACGCTCATAATATTTTTTATTATAAATATCTTAATTTAATTAAAAATTTATCTAATAGTTGAATTGTATAAATCAATTGATTTTTGAACTATACCCTCAGCCGTTTTTAATTCTTGTGGTGTTCTAGTTTTATATACTTGTTCACCTAATTTTATATCAGAATTTAAAGTGTATAATACAAATTTTGTTATATCTGAAACATTATTTTGTAATTTTAATGCGGTTGGGAAATTTCTCCATCTTTCAAACATAAAATTCAAATGGTCATTCAAACTATCAAAATAAACTAAAGCAAAATTATCAGGTGTACAATAGTATTTTTTTGATTTTGAAAAATAATTTTCAGATGGTCCCCAATCCTCAATCAAATTTGTAAGAGAATAATTGTTAGCATAAGCCTCAATTAATGTTTCGTTACCCGTAAAAAAGTAAATTCTGGCAAATATACAATAACGTAATACGACACTATCTGTTTTAGTCACAATTTGATTTATTACATTTTGAACAGTTTCAAAACTACTACTAGGAGCTGACGCTACATATGTATTATATTTAGTTGAGGCCGTACAATTTTGAGTAGTATTAACCAAGTTAAGTCTAATTGGTGAACTAGTTCTTTTTGTATCCGTATCACCACTTGTTGCCGCTTTTTGTGCTGCATCTTTCTCTTGTTTATTTTTTTCAATTAAAGTTTGAACTAAATTCTGTTTTAAAGATTGTAAGAAGTTATCAATCTTTGGTAATGCTGCAGTTGGTTGTCTTATACCACTAAATCTAGTTGAAAACATACCAGGTCTAATACTATGGTTAACTTCCAAAATCATATAAGGTCCACTAAACATTGGTACGTTTCTCAAATTGAAATACATTGTAGGTTGAATCAAAGCATTTCCCATCATCTCAACTTCACAACTATAACTTCTATTTTTATATAAATTATATAATGAAATGCTTTGTGATGAACCCGCTCTGTTATTACCTTGATTTGCCAACATATTTGTAGCTTCTAATGACTCCGCAGTTGCTTTACCAGCATCTTGTCCAACATTAAAACTAATAAAAATACCTTGGTTTTGAGGGCCAACATCAACATTAAAACCAACAACTTTATTAGATTTATCCCAATCATTTTTACCTATTAGATTTTCAACCAATGGATTATCACTTGCTCTTCTAAGTTCAAAGGCATCACTTCTTTTACGATAATCAACATTATCTTTTAAATCCAATTGCTCACTTGGTTTACCACCATAAAAACAAACCATTTTTGCTGACGATTCCCTATAATCAACATTTAAGAAAGTTCCAAACATAGTATTTGCAAAATCCAAAGTATCTTCAACTTTTGGTTTTGGATTTTTAACTGCGTCTTGAACTCCATAAAAATTAACATAAGATGGTAAATTCATTACCACAAAATTGTTCTCAACTAATATGTTTTGAACAAAAATCAACATCGTTGTTTTATTGGTTTCTTTTTCAATAACAGTTTGTAATCTATCTTTGAGTTTATATATGTCAACTAAAACTTTATCACCAATATTTCTGCTTGCTCTATCCAATAACAATACATCCTCAAATAATGTTTTTGTTTTAAAATCACCACCAGCTATCCATTTGTCATTTAACGCTTTAAAACTTTCCCAAATTTCCAACTTTGGTTGAGGTTCACCTTGTAAAACACTTTGGTCTCTTTCTTCAGCATTGATTGTTATTGAATCCAATGAATTTCTAACATCAATCATTGTTGAATCTATAATTTTATTTTGAAAATTATCTATTTTGTTTAAATAATTGTCCATAGCTTCATAAAAAGCCGATGAATTATTCCTATTTGAAGAACTAGGTTCAGGATTATATGTTGTTGGTGTTACCCTATCAAATGTTGTTATATATTGAGGGTCAGTTGGATTAGTTGTTGTACTCCCAAATATCCCAATAATTGTTTCATTAACTAATGCCGTATAATAAATCTCCGAACCTGAAGTGGTATATACATCATTACTAAATGTGAAAGTATACGCACCTTCAAATAATAACACATTATCACTATTATAATATGTTGTTCTAAATTTAGGACCTAATTTTTCAACATTAATAGTTCCACCGCTTTTCAAGAATGCTGTTGCAACAACATTAGATGATGGTTGTAATTGTGGTTGTTGTGGTGGTATATAATTAGACTGAAATTGATTTAGTTTCTGAGTCGCATAAATCTTAATTATTGGAGCAAAAAGTTCTATATTTTCAGGTGTAAATGCAACATTTAAATCAATAAAGAAGTCAGTGATATATGAACCGTTATTACTATATTTTAATTTAGGTATTTCTGAAAATCCAACATAAGTTTGTAATGTTGCCCAAGCACCTGAATAAATTATTTGAGAACTGGCTAAAGTAGTTGTACCATTTAATTTAGGTAGTGCATTTGGAGTTGAATTTGTATATTTACTCCATTCATATGGGTCTGTAAATGGTAATGTTGAAAATGTGTTAAATAGTTTTCTGTCAAACCCAGAAGGATTTCCATATTTAAATGTTACGTCATAGTTCAAAAAATCAGATAATACTGATTTGATTGTACTAAATTGAGATGATTGAACTTTTTTTACATATTCATAACCAGTATTACCTGTAATTTTTGGTACAGATAATAATGTCCTCATTAATTGTTGGAAATTCCTATTTCTCTTATCTATTACAGTATCACCTATTTCCTTTAAAGATTTAGTAATATCATTAAATGCTGATGTAATTTCTGTACTTGTATCTTGACCACTTGAAGATGTTGTAGTGGTTGTTGTTGTTGATGTTTGACTTGTTGTAAGAGTTAAATTAGATGTTGAATCATCTTCATAATCATATATTGATTTTGAGAATTTTAAAAATTCTTTTTCAAAACCATCTAATACACTTTTTTCAAATACTGAAAATATTTCATCAATCTTAGAATATTCATCCCCAAAACCAGTTAAAGTGAATATATCTTGATACGTGTCAGCCGTTAAAACTCTTTTAAGATATTCATTAGGTTTAACTTTTGTAATTCTAGTGTTGTCAAAATAACCATAGTTTGGTGCTGTCCAAAATAATCTTACCGCCCCATTATGTACTGATGTGTTACCAGTTACTTCTTGGATTAATTTATTGTTATTATTGAAACATTCATTTTTTGTCTGATTAAATAAAGTACCACTTGATGGTAGAATATACATAAAGTTTTTGTTGTTTGTATCAACAGATAAACTCCAAGGTATAATTCTTAAATCTCTCAAAGGATTATTTGGGTCAAAACCTTCAGGTTCGTTAATAATAGCATTACTTACATAATACATTGATAACCCTGAAAAATCTAAAGCACTTTGTATATTAGAACTTGTATAACCAACACTTGTTGCATTAGTTACGGAAAATAATGCCGTAGAACCAGTTTGTGTCGGAGTTATTTCATAAGTTCCTACACCACCTGGTGTACCACCAATTTGAGAAATTATTGTTGTATTTGGAAGTAAATTAATTCCCGCTAAAATGTAACCTGGTTGTAATGTATTTGAATTAACTTGTGTTATAGTTAATGTTGTTCCACTTACACTACAAGTACCATTAACTTGAGAATTAGACTGAATTATTTCATAACCATTCAAGAAAACATTAAAGTCATTAATTAGTTTTGGATAAAATCCAACATTAATTAATGAAGAAGTTTCAAGTCCAATTACGTTATTATCTTCCAAAACTAAATCTATTGGTGAACCATTGATAGTTAGATTATATGTTTTAGTTGCCGCAGATGTAATGGGGTCATAGTTTGGAACGCTATCAAAACTTTTCCAACATTCATCTAAAATATCCACGTTTTCTTCAACATATTTTTTATATCGATACCAAACCGAACCCATTTTAAGAATCCAAGCATATGGAACTTTATGTATTGCACCAAATTTTTTCAATGTTGCAAATATATAATCCATAAAAATGGTTTTTCCATTTTCATATTTTGTGTACTTTTCTTTAAGTGTTATTAATGGTAAACTATTTAAAAACAAATAAGCTGAAGCAACAAATGGATGTTTATCATAATTTCTAA